ATGGAACACACGCCTGCTGTTGGCGGAACCGATACATTGGTAGACATTCGGGATGTTACGGTTGACAGGGAGCTTTCCCGTGAGGACCGGATTGCAGAATTTGTCCGACAGATCAAAAACCCTTACCGTTTCAAGTGCGGACAGTTTACCGTCCACGCCAGTTTTGCTTCCGGCGGCGCCACGCTGGAGGAATGTATCAAAGGAATCCTGCGGTAAGCCGGATATTTTTCAGTAAGGGGCTGACTTTCCCGCGAGGTCGTGGTAGAATAGAAATCGGAAAAGGAATTGAATACGGCATAGCCACACTTCTTGAATTGCGGGGATTTTTCTGCGCAAAGAAAGGAGTGTTTTTTTATGCAGGTTTACAAGACCATTAAGTACATCCGTCTTTCTTATACGGATGACAAATCAGTGGAAAGCGACAGCGTTGCCAACCAGCGGCGGCTGATCGACGACTACATTGCCAGGCATCCGGAAATTGAGGTTGTTGCGGAAAAGATTGACGACGGCTACAGCGGCGTTCTTTTTGACCGTCCGGCCTTCCAGGAAATGATGCGGATGATCGAGCAGGGCGAGGCCAACTGCGTAATTGTAAAAGACCTTTCCCGCCTGGGACGCGAATACATAGAAACTGGCCGTTATATGCGCCGGGTGTTCCCGGCTTACGGCGTCCGTTTTATCGCCATCAATGATAACGTGGACACGGAAACCGATGCTGCCGATGACCTTACCGTCTCTGTCAAAAATATTATGAATGAGGCATACAGCCGGGATATTTCTGTAAAGACCCGGAGCGCCCTGGATGTGAAACGCCGCAGCGGTGATTTTGTCGGAGCCTTTACCATTTACGGTTATGTAAAAACCGGCGATAAGCATAAAAGTCTGGAAGTTGACGAATATGCGGCGGGTGTGGTGCGGGATATTTTCAGAAAGCGTCTGGAAGGGTTTAGCGCTTCCCATATTGCGGATGAACTGAACCGGATGGGCATACTTTCCCCACTGGCATATAAACGCAATCACGGGATGCCCCATGCAAAAGGCGGCTATACGGATCGCAAGGACTGTAAATGGTCTGCGACTACCATTATCCGTATTTTGCAGGATGAAACCTACACCGGAACGCTGGTACAGGGAAAGCAGACGACGCCCCACTTCAAGCTGAAAGAGCGTGAGGACAAGCCTTCCTCCGAATGGGTCCGTGTGGAGGGTACCCACGAGGCAATTATCCAGAAACATGATTTTGATCTGGTGCAGAGGCTCCGAAGGATTGATACCCGCACCTCTCCAAAGTCAGATAAGGTCTACCTGTTCTCCGGCATTTTAATCTGCGGGTGCTGCGGTTGCCGCATGACCCGCAAGACGAACCGTTACAAGGACAAGGAATACCACTACTACTATTGCCCGACCGGAAAGAAAAATGGCTGTACTTCCTCTGTCATGTTAAAGGAAACAGACTTGATCGAGTGTGTGCAGGACAGCTTGAAAGGCCATATTGAAAATGTAGCTTCCCTGGATGCTCTGCTGTCCAGTATTAGTCAGGAGCGGATCAACCGGGAACTGGTTCAGGAATATACCGCGCAGATCAAGGCAAACGAAAGGCAGCGGGCGCAGATCGAGGGATTCAAGACAAAGCTCTATGAGAACCTGGTAAGCGGGATTCTCACCAAAGAAGAATATCTTTCCTATAAGCGGAAATACAATGCCGACATTGAACTTCTGCAAAAGGCGATTGACGAATGGGAAGAACGCCTGACGGATGTACTGGAGAACCGCAGCGAGCGGAACCGCTGGATCAACCATTTCATGCAGTTCTCCACAATGGAAGAAATTGACCGCCGTGCGGTCATGCAGCTTATCCGCAGTATCCGGGTAATCGGCAAGGACGAGCTGCATATTGAATTTAACTATCAGGATGAATATAAAAAGGCCGTCGCACTGGCGGAGCAAATCGCGGAACAGGCCGCAGAAAGGAAGGCAGGCTAAATGGCAAGAAAAAGCAGGAAACAGACGGAATCTCCCATGCCGGCGCCGTCCTTATATGTATATGTGGCACTGTATATCCGGCTTTCCGTGGAGGATAACAAGAAACGGGGCTGCTCCGTGGAGAACCAAAAGCTGGTGCTGAATGATTTTCTGGCGGACAAACCGGATTTTGTAGTCTATGACACATACATCGACAATGGACTGACGGGTACAAATTTCCACCGCCCCGGATTTCAGCAGATGCTCTCTGATATTGAAGCGGGCCATATCAACTGTGTGATCGTTAAAGACCTTTCCCGGCTTGGACGCAATTCTATTGATACCGGCTATTATATTGAGCAGTATTTTTATGCGCATAATGTCCGTTTTATTGCGGTCACGGACCAGTTTGACACGGCGGACCCCGGCAACCTTCACGGCGGCATTATGCTTCCCCTGAAGAATATGATAAATGAAGCCTATTCTCTGGATATTGGAAGAAAGATCAAGGCACAGGCAAGACAGGCCATGAAAGACGGCGATTATATTGGCGCACGGGCACCCTATGGCTACCGGAAAGACCCGGATAACTGCCACAAGCTGCTGATCGATGAGAATACGGCTCCTGTCGTGAAACAGATTTTTGAATGGGCTTATGAGCGCGTAGCGTTGAACCGTATCGTCCGTAACCTCAATGAAATGGGGATTGCGGCGCCAAGCCACTACAAAAAATCCACCGGTGAAATCACCAGCCCCGGCCTGATTGGGAGCGGCAAATGGCAGACCCGCACGGTAATGAAGATTTTAGAAAGCGAAGTTTATACCGGCGATCTGGTGCAGGGCAAAACAAAGATGGTGGACCACCAGCAGGTCAAGGCTGACGATGACAACCTGATTATTGCCAGACGCACCCATGAGCCGATTATCAGCCATGAACTCTTTACTGCGGTACAGGAATACCGGAAACAGGTCTGCGAGGAAAGCCGGGCGGTCCCCAAACGCCCCTATACCCCGAATATTTTCAAGGGTAAGGTATTCTGCGCCGACTGTGGCAGGAGCCTCCACCGGCAACGGGCGGAACGTAAAAAAGGCCCGGATATTTACTGGTTCCATTGCCTCACGAACAGCCGTGTGGCGAAAGATACCTGCAAAGGCGTGATGATGCAGGAGACAGAGCTGATTGCAACCGTCACCACTATTTTAGAAAAAGAGCTGTCCGTTGCTTTGGGTATGTCCCTTCCTCTCTTTCAGTTGGAGGCAAGGCAGAAACAGAAAAAAGACGGGCTGAAATCCCAAATGTCTGCCAAACGGCAGGAAATAGAGAAACAGCGGCGTTTAATCCGGGGGCTGTATGAAAACTTCGTACAGGGCATTTTAACCAGCGATGAATATTTTGAACTGAAAGCAGGTTATGAGGAATCTATCACTGTCCTTTCCGGCGATATTGAGGCGCTTGAAAAAGATATGGATGCCCTGGATGACCAGCTTGTACGCTACCGTGCAATGGAAAAAGACGCAAAATCACTGGCTCAGGACCATGTATTGACGGCGGAACTGATTGAACGGCTGATTGAGCGGATTGAGATCGACCATGAGCGGAATATCCGTGTTTTTTTCCGGTTTAAGAGTGAATTTCAGGGGGAGGCGGTAAAATGAAGCAGAAATATGTGATTGCCCTTTATATCCGCCTGTCTGTGGAGGACTTCAAGACGGAAAGTTTGAGTATTCCCAACCAAAAGCTGCTCCTTCTGGAAAAGGCCATGTCGCTGCAGGAATGGGATAACAGCGAAGTCCTGGAATTTGTTGATAACGGCCATACAGGAACCAACTTTGAACGTCCCGCGGTACAGGAGCTTTTGACAATGGTGCAGGCCGGGAAAATTGACTGTATCATTGTGAAGGACCTTTCACGGTTTGGCCGCAACAGCATTGAGACCGGCTATTTCATTGAGCGAGTGTTTCCGCTTTACCATACCCGGTTTATTTCTGTCAGCGACGATTTTGATACCGCCAATTTCAAAGGAGATACCGGAGGGATTGACATTGCCTTTAAGTATCTTATCAGTGAGTGTTACAGCCGGGATATGTCCATGAAAACGAAAAGCGCCAAATACGCAAAGATGCGCCGGGGCGAGTATCAAAGCGTCATTTGTCCTTATGGCTACCGTAAGAGCGCAGACGGGCGTATGGAACCGGACGAGGAAGTGTCAGAAATTGTCCGGCAGATATTTGAATGGGCAGCCGACGGCAATACCGCCGCAGAGATCACGAGGAAACTGTACGCCATGAAGATTCCTACGCCTGGAGAATACCGGAGGAATAAAGGCAAAGATCACTACAATGTTTCCCGAACGCATGGCGTCTGGAACAGTTCAACGGTGCTGCGGATGCTGGCGGACCAACGGTATATCGGCACCTATGTGATCGGTAAGCGCAAGGTACAGGAGATTGGCAGCCGCCGCATGAAATTGAAGGATGAAAGCGAGTGGTTCAAAATCCCGGATCACCACCAGGCAATCGTAAGCAAGGAACTGTTTGAGAAAGCCAATGCTTCAATTAAGCGGTTCTCCCTTCCCAATAAAAAGCAGCGTGACTACCTTCTCCGTGGAAAGGTATTCTGTGGATGTTGCGACCATGCCATGTCACTCAGAAATGATGTCTGGTTTTACTGCCGTCATTCCGAAGTGGCAGAAAATCTTCCTTGTCACGGGGTAAGGGTAAAAATGGTTGATCTGGAGCAGGCGGTTTTTGAGATAATCCGGGCGCAGATGTGTCCGGCGCTGGGAATTGACAGCAGCAAAGACAAGCTGGATTTGCAGACGGTTCAGCAGGCCGAGCATGAAGATAAGCTGCACTCTATCCAGGACAGTAAACGGCAGCTCTATGAACAGTATGCGCTTGGAGAGATTGACCTGGAAACCTACAGGGAGCGGAAAGCGGTATATGACGCGGAACTGGTGCAGGCAAAGAATGTCCATGCCGCTATTACCGCACAGACCAAACAGATACAAAGCGATTACGAAGCAAGACTGAAACAGCGTGAAATCGTTCAGGAAGTAGACAGTGCCGGCACTCTGACGCAAGCCCTGATTGACCGGCTTATCAATAAGGTCTATATCTTTCCGGGAGACCGGATTGAGATTGAATATGTTACGCAGGACTTCTTAGCAACTGCGGAACCGTGAAAGGAGGCATGAGCCATGAACGCCGTATGGAACAGCTACGGGCAGCTATGCGGTTGCCCGGAAATTTTCAAAAAAAGTTGCAAATTTTTTTGTCGTGAGCTTGACATACGGGTGCCTAAGATCATGAAAACGGAAATGAGGTATGCCGGTACGTTTCAGAATATCCCGAAACCGATCCGTGATCATGGAAGGGTTTAGGCTTGTTATTCGTCCGTTTTTGCTTAATTTACTTAAGACGAAATCCGGAAATCTGATATACCTGTCTCCTGAATAGGATTTCGGGGATTTTATTACCCAATTACGCTCAGAATCCAAAACCATCGATTTACTTACATGGACAACCCCATCTTTTATATCAGATGAATCTAGAGCGCATATCTCACCGCGCCTCATAGGTCCGAATGCGGCAAGGAGGATAGGAATCTCCATCTCATCATTTTTTACATACTCTATCAGTTTCTTTATTTCTTCATCAGACGGAATATACAGCTCGGGGCGTACTTTTTTAGGGAGAGTAGTATTAAGCTGTAAGTCTGGGCGATACACACCTAAAACAGCCGACAGTAATCCGTGGATATTCCTAACGGTTTTTGGAGATTTTCCGGAAGCCTCCTCATTTATTGCAATTTGGATCATGTCACAGGTGATATCTTTTAGTTTTAATGGCATAAGTGTAGGGAGATTGCGTTCACGCTGCCGTTTATATTCTCTGATTGTAGCAGGAGACAATGTCTTATTTTTGCTCTCGATATATCGGTCGTAGGCAACTCCTAGCGTAATATTTTCCACGGTGACTCCGGCATCTTTATTAGCCGCCCATTCAGCCGCTATCTGCTCACATTTTCGCTTTCCTCTAGCTGTTGGGTCGTCACAGGTAAAAGATTCGTATATGCGCTTTTTCTTCACAGTACCATCTTTCTGACGAATATTCTCCGTATGGGAATAGACTAGGCATCTCCATGACCCTGATGGTAATTTTTTTGCTGTTGCCATAAAATCATCTTCCTTTCTTTTTTTTGGTATAAAAATAACAGCCATCGAAAATATGTTCCGATTGCAAGCTGCTCCCGAAGATGATACAATATTTCTGACCAAAGTATTGCATATCCCCGGATATGTATTTCCGTCCTGGTGTTGGCGCACCGGGGCGGTTTTTTAATTTTCAAGCGACAAACTTTTTTCGCTTGAATTCTTATTACTGAACTGGCAACTCAAATGTTGCAGTGTGTTCTGTATAATTGTTATCATACAAAGAGACTATTATTTTAATGTTGCCACTCGCATTGTTCAGAGCAATACACTCTTGCGCGCCAACGCATTTTGCACCTACAGGAATCTGCTGCGGGTAAGTCGTTGAAGTTAATGGATAGGTTTCAGCAATCTCTCCGGCACTGTCTATAATTTGGAACGAAGTAGAGCCAATGAATAAGTCTTGAAGGTCATTCTGATAACCGATATTTTCATAATCGTAATTTAGATAAATAACTTGAGCTGGCGTTTTATCTGAATATTGATTACGTTCTTCTGTTTGAGTAACGGAAGTAAAAGTTAAAGACCATAAACCATCAACAGTCCATGTTTCATTCAAACCATATACTTTGTTTTGCTCTTCTTGTTTGCTCTCAAGGTCGGAATCGGAGAAATCCGAAGTTTCTTCTTGCTGCGCTTTTTTCTCTAATTCTGCTATTTGCGCTTTTAATTCCTTGTTTTCTCTTTTTAACGAATCCATTTCGGAAGAATTATTACTACAAGCTGTCATGGATGCCGCCAGTATTCCAGCAATCATCATTGTTACAATTTTTTTTTCTTCATATTCTTTTCCTCTCTTTCCCCCGTTCCTTTAACACCACTTTATATAATCGCCGCAGCGGTTATACCTCTTCCATGACTGCCAGATTCGGAATGAAGAAGATAATGTAATTGTCTATCTTCGCATATTCTCCGTATTTTTCCGTGTAGCAGTCGATACATTCCTGTAAAAATTGTTCTGTTACGCCCAAATATTCTGCTGTCTCGTGTCGAGAATGACATCCGGCATGAAAAGCACTTATCAATCCGGTCAGCCCAATCAGTTTGTTATATCCCCAGAGTCTTGCCTGCCGTTCCTGTTTGCGATTTTGGGAATCAGATAAATCTGTTATATCTCCAACAGTTGTATGATAATGCCCGAGCTCTTCCGCAAGGACACAAGCTTTTTCTGCGCCATTATCTACAGACGTATTAATTGCGATATTTCCATCTATATAGATACCTTTTAGGTTTTCTTCTCCGAGATAATAATTATGCACTTTTACCGCATTTTCAAAGGCTTCTTGTTCTAATTGTTCAAGTTTATTCAAATAAATCCCTCCACGTGTTTTTATCATAGTATCAGATTTGATGTGCAATAATATGGACTTATTTATTTTCTTGCTTAATAAATTTTGCAAATTCTTTTATACGGTCAAGCTGTTCTTCTGTATATTCTGTTCCATCAAAATGAGCGGCTATAGTAATAGGTTGGTCAACAACTTCGTTAGTCCAACCCATTAAATATGCAGGGGATACCTGTAATGCGTTTGCAATATCTTCTAATTTATCAACAGGCATATTTTTTATGTATCCTGTTTCGTATCTTTGTAAAGTAGATTTACTGATTCCGACCTTATCAGAAAGTGTTTGGTATGACATATCTAATTCTTCTCGTCTCTTTTTCATACGAGACATGATATCTTGCATTTTTTCGGAAATTTCTTTTTCACTCATATCTGCACCTCCGTATAAACTAATTATAAACTATTTTTTCATATTTGCAACAGATAATTTGGTAAAAACAAAAAAATGTTGCAAATATGGGTTGACAATACCAAAATGCAGGTGTAATATAAAAACATCCCAAATATGCAACGGAAGGAGGGCGAAGAATGTCGTTCGATAAATTAAAAGGGAAAATGACGGAGAGACACGTATCACAAGAAAAATTATCTAAGGTATTGGGTATTACTGTACAATCGCTAAATGCAAAGTTAAACGGGAGAAGCCAATTTACTTTGGAAGAGGTGGTTAAGATTTCCGAACATTTGAAATTAGATAATCCTGTCGATATTTTTTTTAATCCGAGCGTCTCAAAAATGCAACACATAATTGAACCAGAAGAGGAGGAAGTGTGAAAACAAAAGAACTGCAAGGAGGGCCATTCCTTACAGTTTTTCGCCAAATTTGTTTACCCTATGTACTTTGCAGGTTTTCACCGCACTCGATGGCCCCAAGCACTTCTATCAAGTACTTTGCCACTTTCGCAGTTTTGGTTCTGCAATATGCCCGAATGCTGACAAATTATAAGGAATACACGATACGGTGAAGCATTTTAACGAGTGCCGTCTCATGGGTTTTATACTCCTTCTCTGAGTGCGTAACGCCGTATCAGTAATTACATTTGACCAGTTTTAGGTGCTTTGGTGCCACCATTGCGACCTTATATTAAGAGAACAGGCAATTTCAAAAATTCGGTCAAAAGACCAACTCCTTTCATTGCCTCATAGGCATGAAAGAATTTTATCATAATATGAAAAATATTTCAAAGTACAAAACATTAGATTATCTGTTTTAGACAGATCCAAAAGAGGAGGTGGATTAAATGCCGAAAGTAGAATTTCTTACAAGGCAGCAGAAAAGAGAACGTACAGTAGACGAGATTATCGACATATACCGAAAGCGGAAACACATCACAAAAAGTGATCTCGCAAAAAAGATCAATATGCCACGTTCTACTTTTAATGTGAAAGTAAGTAAGAATCAGGGAGAGATGAAATTGGAAGTGTTATGGGGTATCCTGGACGTTTTAGAAGTGCCGGCAGAGGAGCGGGCAAAAATTTTATTGTAAGAGGAAGGACAAGCATGGAAAAACAATTACCTGCGGTACGGAAGCTGGAACTGATCCCGATCGAGCGGAGAAATTTTCCGAAAGCGAATCGTAAGCGGAAGAAGATCCAGCGGAAAAGAAAAGAAAGAGACAATGCTGCAAGAGGACTGGTCACAGTAACAGTCGCCAGCATGATGTTAAACGCGGTGATGGCTGTGATCATTTACATCTTGCAGGCAGGCCCAATCTAAGGAGGTGAACAAAGAAATGGACGAAGAGGTAAAGAAAGATGCCGAAGAAGAAATGAACTGCATCTTAGAACTGCTTGAAGAATGGTGTCTGAAATACGATCAGGATTATGCAAACGCGGTTGTGCTTGTGAAACATAATCAGATCACATCATGGGGAAGTATAGGAAATCACGAAGACCTCGTTTGCAGAATAAAAGAGCACCCATAAATGAGGCGGCAACCTCAGGGCGCATAGTTAAAAAATCATTTTTATTATAACAGAAAGGGTGAAGAAAGTGAAGAAATTTGAATTAACAAATGAATTTATTACAAATATGTTCGGGACAAAGCTGTTCCGCATCCGTGCCCTTGTTGAGTTCGGCGATGTGGAAGCCGGAGAACTTGGCGGGTATGTGGAGAAGGAATCAAACCTTGGTCATGACGACAATGCGTGGGTGTACGACAATGCGTGGGTGTACGGAGATGCACAGGTTTCCGGCGATGCGCGGGTGTACGACAATGCGTGGGTGTACGGCAATGCGTGGGTGTACGGCAATGCGCTGGTGTGCGGCAATGCGCTGGTGTACGACAATGCGTGGGTGTACGGAGATGCACAGGTTTCCGGCGATGCGCGGGTGTGCGGCAATGCGCGGGTGTACGGAGATGCACAGGTTTCCGGCGATGGGGACTATGCATACGCTCACGGTTTCGGATCTGTCAACCGCACAACGACCTTCTTCCGTCTCAAAGATGGTGGCGTGGGTGTACGGTGCGGATGCTTCTACGGGACGCTTGCACAGTTCCGGGATAAGATCCGGGAGACGCACGGGGAATCTGCGATAGCCGAGGAATACCTCGACCTTGCGGCACTGATGGAAAAAAGATTCAGGAGGACGGGAAATGAACAGAAGACAGAAGAAGAAAGCTGAGACGGATGTTTATCACACAGAATTAAATATCGTCAGTTAGTTTGGGAAAGAACCAAAGCTGGATATTCGTGGGTGGTCCGATGACCACGAGAAGATGACAAAAGGAATCAGCCTCACGGAGGATGAGTTCGTAAAAATTGCCCGTGCAGGGTTAGAAAAATTAGGAGGGAAATAATTATGCAGATTATATTTAATAGTTACGAAGAAATGATGGATTTTATGGAAAAAATTCAGGGGCGTGCGTCGGCAAAGGAAGAGAAGGCAGTTACAACCGCGGAAGAGATGAAACAGCATAGTGTTTCAGAAAGTTGTCAAAGCACTCCTGTATCAGCGCCGGTACAGAATGTGCCGTCCGTATCCATGCCGGTTGCTCCGACTGTACCTGTACAGACTGCAGTTCCAACTAGTCGGCACGAGTATACGCGGGATGATTTGGCGCGGGCAGCGATGACTCTGATGGATAAGGGGGGTATGGTTCAACTACAGCAACTGCTTACAAGCTATGGATGTGAGACGTTACAGCAACTTACGGAGGATCAGTTCGGTAGTTTCGCGACATCACTTCGGGGAATGGGGGCGCAGATCTGATGGGACATGATGAAAGAGATCACGCACTCTTAAGTGCATCCAGCGCACATCGATGGCTCAAATGTACGAAGAGTGCTCGATTGGAAGAACAGTTTCCGGATACTACCTCGGAAGCGGCAAAGGAAGGTACACTGGCACATGAACTTGCTGAACTGAAGGTGCGGAATTATTTTAATCCCGGGGACGTTTCCAAACGTAAACTCACCTTTGCAATCAAAAAATTTAAAGAAGATCCTCTGTGGGATGACGAGATGTTGATACATACAGATACTTATATCGATTATATCCGGGATGTATCTATCAAGCTTCCGGCAACTCCGTTTGTAGAAGTGGAGAAACGGGTCGATTTCAGTGATTATGTTCCGGAAGGATTCGGAACTGCAGACTGTATTATGATCCAGGGGAACACTCTGTTCGTAATTGATTTCAAATATGGAAAAGGTGTTCCTGTTTCCGCCGAAGAGAATCCGCAAATGATGTTGTATGCGCTGGGTGCGTATGAAGCATGTAAGATTCTTTATCCGATTGAGCGGATTCGCTTAGGAATTGTACAGCCCCGCCTTCCGGATGGAATTTCGGAATGGGAGTGTACATTGGAAGAGCTCCTGCAATTTGGGGCTTATGCAAAAGAGCGCGCGACACTTGCATTTGCGGGAGAAGGAGAGTTCGCACCTGGAGAAAAGACCTGTAAGTTCTGCCGGGCAAAGAAACAATGCCGCGCACGATCTGACCACAATGTGAAGATGGCGTTCAATTTAGGAGAGCTGCCACCACTGATTACAAAGGAGGAAGCCGGACAACGTCTTTTGGCAATGAGGGACGTAGTTGCATATCAGAAAGACCTGCAGGAGTGGGCGCTGTCTGAATGTCTCGCCGGGAATGAAGTTCCCGGATGGAAGGCAGTGGAAGGAAGACGATCCCGCGACTGGACGGACATGGATGCCGCTTTTGAAAAATTAACTAAGAGCGGTGTTGTGGCAGAAGAAATCCTTTGGGAGAAAAAGCCGCTGACAATGGCACAGGTGGAAAAGACAATCGGAAAGAAAGATTTTGCAGATGCTGTGGGAGAGTTTGTGACCCAGAAACCGGGGAAACCGACACTAGTAGAAGCATCTGATAAGAGACATGCAATTACAAATAAAGTAACCGCACAGGAAGCATTTAAGGAGGAAAATTGAAATGGGAATCGGAGAAGCAACGAACGTAACAACAGAAAAAGCAAGATTAAGTTATGTACATTTATTTAAGCCTTATGCTGCAATGCAGGGGCAGGAAGAAAAATTCAGTGTAACTGTACTGATCCCGAAGACGGATGTGGAAACAATGGCCCGGATCAATGCAGCGATTGAAGCCGCGAAACAAAAGGGGATTACAGAAAAATGGAATGGGGCGTGCCCTCCAATCGTACCGACTCCGGTTTACGATGGAGATGGAGTCCGGCCAAGTGACGGCATGCCGTTCGGAGAAGAATGTAAAGGTCATTGGGTGTTTACCGCAAGTGCGAAGGTAGATTATCCACCGGAAGTAGTGGATAAGATGGGAAATCCGATCATCAATCAGTCAGAAGTGTACAGCGGAATGTACGGACGAGTGAACGTGAATTTCTTCCCTTACTCATTTGGAGGGAAGAAAGGAATTGGATGTGGACTGGGTCCGGTTCAGAAGTTGGAAGATGGGGAAACCCTGTCAGGGGGACACGTATCCGCTGCACAGGCGTTCGGAGCGCCACAGCCGGCATCAGCAACACATCCACAAAATGGGGGAGTTCAGATCAATCCTATCACAGGACTTCCGATGTAATTTTTTGCGGAGTCGAAAGACTCCGCATGTTTAAAAGGAGAAGATACGGATGAGGCATCATCTATCGATAGATATAGAGACAAAAAGCAGCATAGATATTGGAAAAGCTGGATTATATAAATATGCACAGTCTCCGGATTTTGCAATCCTTTTATTTGCCTACAAATGGGATGATGATCCGGTTCAGATTGTGGATCTTGCTACAGGTGAATTGATTCCGGACTGGATACTGGACGAGCTTGTAGATCCGGATACGATCAAACACGCATATAACGCAGCCTTTGAATGGTACTGTTTAAATCGCGCTGGATATACGACTCCTTTGGAGCAGTGGCGATGTACTATGATGCACGGTCTGTACTGCGGATATACAGCAGGTCTGGACGCAACCGGAAAAGCAATCGGACTGCCGCAGGATAAGCGGAAGTTGACAACAGGAAAGGCACTGATCCGATATTTTTGTGTACCATGTAAACCGACAAAGACGAACGGGAACAGAACATGGAACTTGCCAAAACATGCGCCTGAAAAATGGGTGCTTTTTAAAGATTACTGCAAGCAGGACGTAATAACAGAGTACGAGATTTTGAAACGGTTGGAGCAGTATCCAGTTCCGGAAGAGGAAGAGTTCTTATGGCAGATGGATATTCGGATGAATGCGTACGGAGTTCGTGTGGATGAGGAGCTGATCAACGGGGCTCTGGCTATCGACGCGATCAGCAGTGAAAACCTGACGATGGAAGCTATTGATATTACCGGACTTGGAAATCCGAACAGTACCTCACAGTTAAAAGTGTGGATTGAAAAGCAAATATCCGGAGAAATCTCCGGCTTGACGAAAGAGAACGTAACGGAATTATTGAGCCGTAGTGATATATCAGATGAGGTGAGGAGGGTGCTGGAGATACGTCAGCAGCTCGGAAAGACCTCCATTAAAAAATATGTAGCTATGAAAACCGCAGAGGGAGAAGGAGAACGCGTTCGAGGACTGACCCAGTTCTACGGTGCTAACAGAACTGGCAGATGGGCAGGACGTCTTGTGCAGATGCAAAACCTCCCGCGGAACTATCTGAAAACACTGGACGAGGCAAGAAAGCTGGTAAAGGCGAAAAATTATGAAGGCGTTCGGCTGATCTACGGAAACGTACCGGATACACTTTCTCAGCTGATCCGAACAGCGTTTATCCCTTCTGAGGGGCAGAAGTTTGTAGTGGCGGACTTCTCTGCGATCGAGGCACGTGTGATCGCGTGGCTGGCAGGAGAACAGTGGGTAAATGAAGTGTTTGCTACCCACGGAAAAATCTACGAAGCGACGGCATCTCAAATGTTCCATGTGCCGATCGAAAGAATCACAAAAGGAAATCCAGAATACAGTCTGCGGCAGAAAGGAAAGGTTGCGACGCTTGCGCTTGGATATCAGGGAGGTTCTAATGCGCTGATTGCAATGGGGGCTTTGAATATGGGACTGACAGAAGAAGAACTTCCGGACATCGTGCAGAGATGGAGGAGCGCAAACCCGAGAATCCGTGACCTGTGGTATGCCGTAGAAGAGGCATCGTTACAAACGATGCTGACAGCACAACCACATGCAATCAACGGACTGATCTTTGCGCTGGAAAGCGATCTTGTGTATGAGCAACACTTCCTTACAGTACAGCTTCCGAGTGGAAGGAAGCTTTTTTACCCGAAACCATTTTTACAGGAGAATCAGTTCGGGAAAGCGGCTATCCATTACTATACAGTGGGTCAGCAGACAAGGAAATGGGAAGTGACGTCCACTTATGGTGGCAAAATGACAGAGAATATCGTGCAGGCAATCGCAAGAGACTGTCTTGCGGAAACATTACGAAGAATTGAGAAAAAAGGGCTGCAGGTGGTATTCCATGTCCACGATGAAGTGATCATCGACGCGCCGATGGATGTGACAGTAGATGAAATCTGTAATCTGATGGCAGAACCGATAACATGGGCACCAGGGTTAATACTGAAAGGCGCAGGATTTGAAAGTAACTATTATATGAAAGATTAGAGGGATGACGGATGCAGCATAACAGAAAATTACACATTAGTACCGCCGGCACAAGAAAAACAAAGCACTGGCCGGAAACAGAAATCCTCTGGTCTGAATTTGCATACAGGGTAAAAACTCCGGTACGAAGTACGGAGACAGTGGAAGAATATCTTGCGATGCCGAAATACCGACAGGATGAATTAAAAGATGTCGGTGGTTTTGTGGGCGGCACATTTGAGAATAATATCCGGAAAGCTGCTTATGTAAAGGGCAGAGATCTTCTGACTCTGGACATGGATAACATCCCCGCAGGCGGTACGGATGAGATTTTGAAACGGGTATCCGGTTTGGGGTGCGCGGCTTTGGTCTACAGCACAAGAAAACACGCTGGGTATGCGCCCAGACTCCGTGTGATTGTACCACTGGATGCGACCGCGTCAGCGGATGAATATGAGCCGGCGGCAAGAAAGCTGGCATCTTTGATCGGAATGGAATTCTGTGACCCGACTACTTTTGATGTGTCGAGGCTGATGTACTGGCCAAGCTGCTGTAAAGACGGGGAATACATCTTTGAAGTATACGATCACCCATTCTGCAGCCTGTCCGGTCTCCTTCAGATGTACGGAGACTGGACAGATATTTCGCAATGGCCACAGGTGCCGGGAACGGCAGCAATCGAAAAGAGACGGCTTGCGAAACAGGAAGACCCGACTACAAAGCGTGGAATCATCGGTGCATTCTGCCGGACATACACGATCTCTCAGGCAATGGAGAAGTTCATTCCGGGGATGTATGATCCTACGGATATTGAGGGACGTTATACCTACACTGGCGGGTCTACGGTGGGCGGTGCAGTTGTGTATGACGGGGATCTGTTCCTTTATTCTCACCACGCAACGGATCCGTGTTCCGGCATGCTCGTTAATGCCTTTGATCTTGTGCGCCTACATATGTACGGTGATAAGGATCGGGACGCGAAAGACGGAACTCCTGTGAATAAACTGCCGTCCTTTGTGGCTATGAGCCATTTGGCAGTTGGCGATAAGGGAGTTTCCGATTTGCTTGCGAAAGAGAAGATGGAACAGGCTCGACAGGCATTCCAAGCAGAGGAGGGAGAGACAGTATCGGAAGATGACCTGTCTTGGATCTCCCGACTTACCCATGACGGAAACGGAAAAATAGAAAAGACGATCAATAACGCGGTGCTCATCTTGCAGAATGACCCTCTTTTAAAAGGGAAGATTGTGACGGATGAATTTGCAAGCTGCGGCTTGATCCTCGGAAAAGTTCCGTGGAGTGCGGGCGAGGAAAAGCGGAGATGGAAAGATGAAGATGATGCGGGCTTCTATAATTATATGGAATTGTTCTACGGGATTACCGGTAGAGAGAAGTTGGATAATGCACTCCTGATCGTGAGTAGTCAGAACCGCATCAACGACGTGAAAGAGTATTTGAAATCCTTAAAATGGGACGGACAGAATCGGCTAGATACACTTCTGAGCGTGTATTTGGGTGCTGAGGATAACGGCTACACAAGGGCCGTCATGCGTAAGTCTCTGTGTGCAGCGGTGGCCCGGGCGGTCACAGGTGGCGTGAAATATGATTATATGCCAATCTTTACCGGTCCGCAGGGAATCGGAAAGAGTACGTTCCTGCGGATACTGGGAAAAGACTGGTTTTCCGATTCCCTGACTAGTTTTGAGGGAAAAGAGGCCGCAGAACTTATACAGGGAACGTGGATCAATGAGGTGGGGGAACTGACTGCTATGACAAAGCAGGAGACCAATGCGGTCAAGCAGTTTTTAAGTAAGACAGACGATATCTACCGTGCCGCCTATGGGCGCAGAACAAACAAATATCCGCGCCGCTGCGTCTTCTTCGGAACGAGCAACGAAGAAGAGTTTTTAAAGGACATGACGGGAAATAGACGGTTCTGGCCAGTGGATGTGGGCGTGCATCCGGCAAAGAAGTCCGTGTGGCAGGATCTGCCACAGGAGGTGGATCAGATATGGGCGGAGGCATACACCTATTGGCTGTTGGGGGAACCACTGTATATGACTAAGGAAGAAGAACAACTGGCGGAAGAGATGCAGGAGAGCCACAGAGAGGCATCCGGGAAGGAAGGGTTGATCCGGGAATTCTTAGAACGTCTGATTCCTTCGAACTGGGATTCCTTAAGCCTGTCGCAGCGCAGACAATTTTACGCAGGAAGCCTGCATCTTCCAAAGGGAACGGAATTGGTAGAAAGAGATAAAGTTTGCGCGATGGAAGTGTGGGCAGAATGCTTTAATGGGGATGTGAAATTTATGAAGAAAACCGACAGCATGGAGATAAACGGTATCCTGGCATCAATAAAAGGATGGAAACGAAATAAAAGCGTGAGACGCTACGGTGTATATGGGACACAAAAAGGATTTGAAAGGGTGTAAACGTTATGCGTATACCATACGAAAAAATGCGGTTTACGGAGAAAAATAGCGATGTAAACCGAGTAAACGGTAAATTTTTAAAAGTTTACGTACTTAGTTGTCAGGAAAACCCAGTAAATGCAAAGGTTTTTAAGTATATGTAAACTATGTAAACCAACTTTCTATAGTAATGAAAAAATATATAGGTTAGGTAAATATACCTGTTGTACCTAATGTACCTAAATTACCTAATTAAGATATCTCATTACATATTATAGGGAAGTTGGTTGCGGCAAGCCGGAAAGGGGTGGATATTCTTGAGAAGAAATTTAAAAGGTGTTCGTTCCGAAAAAACAGAAGAAAGTGAGAAAGAAAAATGCTTGATGAAAATAGAGTTCTCTGTGCAGAAATGCTGTTGTCAAAATTTTTTGTGGGGAAGAAAAGTACAACAGCGAAAGAGGCGATGCTTTATGTGAAGGGGATGATGCAGGGAGAAGGTGTTAGAAAAAGTGAGATAAGAGAGGCAAGAAAACGCCTCAGCATAGGAACTGAAAAAGTAACCGAAGGATACGTATGGTCTTGGGAGAATCCTATTGACCCGGAAATTATGTGGAAAATAAAAAGCGAGGAATTTATGACATGAAAGAAAGAGAAGTAGAAAAAATGCTGGTGGACGGAATCCGAAAACTGGGCGGCAGAGCGTTCAAGTGGGTAAGCCCCGGTAATGACGGTGTGCCGGATCGGATTGTAGTTCTTCCCGGGTTGCCTGCAATTTTTGTAGAGCTGAAAACAATAACAGGGAGACTGACGTCCCTACAAAGGGTGCAGCTGAAAAGATTAAAAGACTTAGGTCAGACAGTGATGGTACTTTACGGGGAAAAAGAAGTGACAGAATTTTTGAAGGAATGTGAGGAGGTGATGCTACATGATGTTCAAACCGCACGGTTATCAGCAATACTGCATAAACAAAATCATTGAGATTAAAAAAATCGGGCTTTTTTTGGACATGGGTTAATGGTTTGGGAAAGACAGTCACGACCCTGACTGCGATCCGTGAATTGAAGTATAACCGGTTCCAAGTGAAAAAGGTGCTGGTGATCGCACCGAAAAAAGTAGCGGAGGGTACATGGACGAAAGAGAAAGATAAATGGGATCACACAAAGATCTTGAGGGTTTCCCCGGTTTTGGGAAGCCAGACAAAACGAATCCGGGCATTAAACACGCCGGCAGATATTTATATTATCAACCGGGAGAATGTATGCTGGCTGGTGGATTACTACCGGAACAGCTGGCCGTTTGATATGGTGGTCATCGATGAGTCCAGCAGCTTTAAGAGTCACAAGGCGAAGAGGTTCAAATCCCTGGCAAGTGTTGGGACGCATATCGACAGGATTGTGGAGCTTACAGGTACACCTTCCCCAAATGGACTTGAGGACTTATGGGCACAGGTATTCCTTCTGGATGGAGGCGAACGTCTGGGACGGAGATACACACAGTTCCGGGAACGGTATTTTGATCCCGGGGACAGGGACAGGGGCAGGGGTGTGATATATAACTACAAGGCAAAGCCGGGAACGGAAGAAAGCATCTTGCAAAAAATTTCGGATATCTGCATCTCCATGAAAGCGGAGGATTACTTACAGCTTCCGGAAGTCACTTATCACGAAATCCCGGTAATGCTGGATGATAAATCAAGAAAAGCCTATGCCGACTTGGAACGGAAGATGGTACTGGAGCTTCCGGAAGATGAGGAGGAGATTAGCGTGACTAGTGCAGCGGCGTTAAGCAATAAGCTTCTACAACTTGGAAACGGGGCGATTTATGACGAAGATCGGAATATCCACGAGGTGCATAACTGCAAGATCGAGGCATTTATGGAGTTGATTGAATCCCTGCAAGGAAAGCCGGCACTGGTGTTTTACAATTTCCAGCATGACCGGATCCGGCTGTTGGAGGCGCTCAAGAAAACAAAGTTGCGTGTCCGGGAGTTGAAAAACACACGGGATGAGGATAATTGGAATGCCGGACAGATCGACATCCTTCTGACCCATCCGGCAAGCAGCGCTTACGGACTGAACCTGCAGCAAGGTGGAAATCATGTCATTTGGTTCGGATTGACATGGAATTATGAGCTGTACACTCAAGCAAACAAGAGATTGCACCGACAGGGGCAGACAGAACGAGTGATCATCCACCACCTTGTGTGTGCGGATACCCGGGATGAGGATGTGATGAAGGCGTTGGAAAAGAAAGATGATGTGCAGGCATGGGTGATGCAGAGCTTAAAGGCAAGGATCAAAGCAATTAGGGAGAAGCAGGTATGACGAATGCACAGAAAAAAAAAGAGGATTGAAAGCCACTGGGATCATCCGGTGATCTGTCCGGGATGTGGAAAAGAAATCAAACCGGATGATGATATGGGGAATGTGGAATATGTGAGGACAAAGAGAAAAACAGATATTTTCTTTCATACAGAGTGTATGGAGAAAGTATGGAAATAGAAGACATATGAGGTGAATCGATGAAAGATGAAATAAAAAGCATAGTAACAATCATTGAAGAAGTTTGTGAGGACATTTGCAAAAACTACTGTGAGTACAGAAATACGATAGACGACTACACAAATATTCTAAAGGTTGGCAAGATGGAAGTATTTATGACGAGTATAACCCTGGAGTCTTAGATTTGATATTGCTTTTGAATACAATGAAGGTACCCGTGTTTATTTTATCAACAAGAGAACCAAAACAGATTAAAGAATGGTGGGATAAGCAAGGGTTTAGTATGAAAGCAGAAATTATTAATTCTGACGAAACATTTTTCAAAGAACTTAGTTTTGTTGGCATAACGAGAACAAAGTTGCCGGCACAGATTTATGTGGATGATAGGGCGTATCGATACACAGGACAAACAGTAAAAGAGTTCCTACTTGATTTTACGGAGGTGGAGTGATGAAAATTCCGAAGAAAGTTCAAAGACTTATTGACCGGCGCGAGAAACTTGCAAAGAATTTGATTGACGTATGTAATGAATTAGACACA